TGATGGGTTCTTAATTGACCCGTACAACTCTTTAGTTACCGATGTGAACGCTGCAAAGTTAGGAAAGCACGAGTACGACTATTTAGCAACAACTGAGATGTTACACTTCTGTAACGAACACGACTGCGCTATATGGCTTAACACTCACGCTAACACCGAAGCACTAAGAAGAAAACATTCCGCTTCGCATGAATACGCTGACCACCCAATGCCCCCTATGGCTTCGGACGTAGAGGGTGGTGGTAAGTTTGTCAATAGAGTAACGGATGCGTTTTTCTGTATTCATAGGTACACACAACACCCGACAGATTGGATGTACACGCATATTCACGTTAGGAAAATTAAAGATATCGACTCGGGCGGTATGCCTACGTTCTTAGACGAACCTATCAGAATGAAGTCTTTGATTAACAATGTGGGATATGAAATAGACGGTAAAAACTTAGTTCAACTAATCAAAACAAAATGACAATTTCAATCGGTAACTACAACTTACATTTTCAAATCGCTCCTTTGTATGGGGTGGCTTTGGGGTATCTATACTATGCCCCTGACTTAGAAGACGACTTTGACGAAGAACAAGAAGACAATTACGGAAGACATCAGCTATTATTTTTATTTGTTGGGCTGATTGTCGATGTATGGAGGTCTTAGAGAAAATCTATAAGAAACATAAGACTTGGTGTCAAATCGTAGAGTCTTTTGGTTGCAATCCTGAAACCGCTGAGGACATCGTTCAAGAGATGTATCTCAAGATAGGAAGATTAGTTCAAGGCGGTAAGGATATCACTTATGGAGATGACGTTAATCATTTCTATATTTTCAGAACCCTGACGACTATATTTTTGGATTATAAGCGAAAGGAAAGCAAAACAGGTCTGATAGGTATTGACGAGTTAGAAATACAAATAGAAGACTCAGAAGACGTGGAATACGAGAAGAAGTACGAAAAGGTATTAGAAGCACTCTTAGAACTGTATTGGTACGATAGGAAAGTCTATGAGATAATCGAGAACGGAGAAAGTATTTCAGAGTTAAGCCGTAAGACGAATATCAGTTACTACTCACTTTATAATACGTATAGAAAAGTCAAGAAACACCTAAAATCTAAATTATGAAAATTGGATGCTACATTAAACTCGGAACGATAGTCCACGCGATCACCGAACTATTAACCTTTGGTAACGCTTACTCAGTAGCTTACTTTATCGCTAAGAAGTTTGGTAAAGAAGACTGTGGGTGTATGCAAAGAGAAATTTGGCTAAATTGTCTAACCTGTAAATCGGAGTGCGATGAATGAAGAAGACTACAAGCTGTGGCTCGAAATAAGACCCGATAAGACCGTTAGTTATTACCAAAGGGTAAAGATGGCTGAACTACTGACCAAGTATTTGAATTATAAGTACAGAGTTCCCTGTGCGTGTCCTGCAAGCATAAAAGAGATAATCAACAAATTAGACAAATTAAATGAACATCGAGAGAGCAATAGTACAGATAATGAACTTGGACGGGTGGAATCTAAAGAGCCTGTCAGACAACAAAGCAAAAGGACTAACACCAAAAGGCAAAACAGTAAGCCTAATACTAAGAGTAGAAAAAGCACCACATAGTCCTTACATCACAAAAAGAGACTACTTGGAGTTGATGTCAGATAAAGAAGAGATTAAAGCATACTTCTACTCAGACCCTAAACTTAATTACCTGTATTGGGTAAATAACATCATAGTAGGAGAAGAAACTACTCTAACGACTGATACCACACTATTCGGTAAGACTACCGCTATATACGAATTAGAACCTTCACAAGCACTTTTAACTATAGACAATGCCATTACCTAAACCAAAACCAACAGAATCGAAAAAAGAATTTGTAAGACGCTGCATGATGGATGACACTATGATTAGTGAGTTCCCTGATACAGACCAACGTTTTGCGGTATGCAACACTCAATGGGAATAATATACAAGCAACCCATATCAAACGACCTATATCGGAAGCTAAACAAAGACCGAACCCTTAACGCTTTCTTTCGCTCTGATAAAGTAGGTAAGTGTGTGCAGATATTCGATGACTACTACCAATCAGTAAGTGGGGATATCAAATCTCAGGATTGGGAGAGTTATTACTTAGCAAGAGTCGACAGGGAGAAACTAATGCAGCCTGTAAAGTATTTAGAGAATAGTTACAAGATGGTAACTAAAACCGCAGCTGATTATGTCTTTCATAGGGTAGTGGGTCAGACTTGGAACGGTATGGTCTACGAGTTGAGGTGTATTAAAACATTAGAAAACTTCTTCCCCAATCTTGAGTTCAGAAAAACACCTTACGACATAGACGAGAACTACTGCACCGATTGGGAGGCTTACAATGATAAGTTACTATTCGGGATTCAAATCAAACCTGAGTCGTATAGGTACATGAACAGTTCTTATCAGAACAAAGCCAAAGAGAGACACCAAGAGCAGGTAAAGAAATACCAAGAGGAGTTCAACGTACCGCATTTTTTTATCTATTACACAAATGGTAAGATGATACAGGACATTACCTTGTTTAATAAGATTAACACCTACCTCGCAATGAACATAAACGTTCACTTGTAAATTTTTTTCTCTAAAGTTTGTTTATTAACTAAAGTTGATTATCTTTGGGCATGGACAAGTTAGAATCATTCAAAGACATTAAGTACCACGAGGACATCTTATATGTTCTTGGGTTAATCAAAGAGCAGAAAAGCCGTAAGCCTACCGAGACCATCGAGAAGATGAGCAAGTGTATGACTGACATCGCTTTTTATGTGAACCACCTACAACTCACTCGTGAGAACTACGGTGCGATTGTAAGAGACTTACACACTAAGAATCTAAGACTACAAGATGAAATCAGAGAACTTAAAGACAAACTCGAAGGCTACGAAGACGTGGACTTCAATATTACCAACAAAGACACCGAAAAATGAAAAAACTAAAGACAGGACTAATTGTAACAAGCACCAAAAGAAACGGTGTTGAGAGAATCGAAGCCTACACCTCATCGGAGTGGGAGTACCATCAGTTAGATTGGTGGAACAAAGCAAAGCAAACTATTAAACGATTTACCAATGGATGAGATTGTATTACTTGACGGTACGACTTGGGATAAAGCCGAACTGATTGAAACAATGAGAGACGATAACTTTTACTACGGGTATCTTTCACAAGCTGCTCTTAGTTCGTCATCGCTAAAACTCTTATTAGACTCCCCCAAGACGTACAAGTTCGTTACTCAGTACGGTAATGACGAAAGCCAAGCACTAAGAGATGGGTGGTTATTCCACACCGCTATCTTAGAACCTGAGGTGTTCAGTTCGCAGATATTTGTAGATGTAGCTTCAAAGAACACTAAGGCTTTCAGAGAAGCTAAAGAAGAACACGGTAAGGTATTTACTATGACCGAGAAGAAAGACGCAGAGAGGATAGCTGATGCGTTTCTAAGGAACACTAAAGCGGTAGAGTTAATCAGAGACTGCGAGTTTGAAGTTCCGATGATTGGCGATATTATGGGATTCCCTTTTAGAGGTAAAGCGGATGTACTTGGTAAGAATCGAATCGTAGATTTAAAAACCACCACAGATATCAAAGCGTTTCCTTACTCAGCTAAGAAGTATTCTTATGACGTACAATGCTATCTTTATTCAAATTTGTTTGGGATAGATTATAAGGACTTTGTATTTTTAGCAGTAGACAAGAAGAGTTTAGACATCGCTATCTATCACTGCTCTCAGGAGTTTTACCACGCAGGTGAACAGAAAGTAGAAGCAGCATTAGAGGTGTACGACACTTACTTCTTACAAGCAGCAGACTTAGACCAATACTATTTAGAAGGGATACTTTAATGGACAGTATAGTAAAGAGAGTTATAGACAGTTTTAAGAGACGTTCAGAACGTGGCTTAGAGAAATACGGAACAACATTAGATAGAAACGATTTAACGAACTTAGAGTGGCTGCAACACCTGCAAGAAGAACTGATGGATGCAACACTTTACATAGAAAAACTAAAAGATGAAGAGAAGAGTAGAACGATTGATTAAGTTGATTAAAGACGAAACAGGATTAGACATCTTTAGAAACACACGCAAAAGAGAATACGTAGAAGCAAGAGCATTGTTTACGTATATGCTAAAGACCTACTTAGGGTACAGACTAAGAGACATACAGATTATTTACTCGCAGCATGGGTACGAGATACACCACGCTACTTTGATTCACGCAGTCAGAAACTTCGAGCCTGTATATGTTCCGTTCAACACACCGCTAAAAGAACTGTACGATAAGGCGATTAATCTTTTTGACACTAAGACAGACTTTAAGATTAGATACATTAAAAACAAAGTAGACCAAGTACCTGAAGAGAAATTAGATGAGGTAAAATACTTAGTAGACCTTTTAACGATATGAGAAACAAAGAAGAAAGATTAGCGATAATCACATCGCATTATCAGAAGTGGATTGAAACAGCAACAGATGAGTACCACAAAGCCTACGCACAGATAATGTTAGACAGTATATACAACGAGAACTACATACAGACCTTTCACGATTTAAGTAAGGTAGAACAGTTCACACAACCAAAATCAAGATGGAACATATCCAAGAACTTAGGTGTATCCTTGAAGAAGGCAGGATAGTAAAATACCTAATGACATCCGCATTAATCATAGCATCAGTAGAAGCTGCAATAATAGTTAAGTGTTTGGTAAGATGGGTTTATAGATGAGGTACTGCAACGACTTTAGATACGACCTTGAAATAGGAAAAGAGTCAGAGAGCGAACTCTCATTAATCTTTCAAGATTCTACTATAGAAGTGAAAGACGACTCTAAACACTCACCAAGAACAGGAAACGTATTCATAGAGTACGAGTCGAGAAATAAACCATCAGGAATAGCTACAACACAAGCAACCTATTGGGCGATTAAAACATCAACCAACACATTCGTTATTATACTTACACAAAGACTAAAGGATATTGCAAGAAATTACATAGGAACAAATAGAGATATAGTGGGAGGAGATAACAACACTTCAAGGGGTGTTTTAATTCCAAGAGAGGAACTTCTCTAAAATTTGCATTTTCATTCGTTATATAAGTAGTTGATTAATCAATATTTTTTCAGATGTCAAACTTAGGAGGTAAAAGAGAGGGAGCAGGACGTAAGCCAAAAGAGGAAGAGAAGAAACTCATAGAACGCTTAGACGCAATCATAGACCAAGAGGAGGTAGTAGAGATATTACATAGAAAGATACAGGAGGGAGACCAACGTGCTTTAACCTTGTATTTCAATTACCGCTATGGTAAGCCAAAAGAAAGTGTCAATCTTACCTCTGAAGGGTTTAACATAAACTTCAGGGACATATTAAAGTTTGATTAAGCTACAGAAGAAATACGAAGTCTTTAGAGACTCGGATAGTAGGTACTTTGTAATTACAGGAGGAAGAGCAAGTGGGAAGAGTTTTAACATCTCGGTTATTCTTTTGTTACTTACCTTCGAGACTGACCATGTAATTCTTTTTACACGCTACACATTAACCTCAGCAGGGATATCTATCATTCCTGAGTTCTTAGAGAAGATTGAGTTATTAGGATTCGAATCTCAATTCTACATCACTAAAGACGAAATAGTAAACAAAGCTACAGGTAGTAGGATAGTCTTTAAGGGAATCAAGACAAGTAGCGGAGACCAAACAGCATCGCTTAAATCTATTCAAGGTGTTACGACTTGGGTCTTAGAGGAAGCTGAGGAACTAACAGACGAAAAGAAGTTTGATACCATTGACTTCTCGATAAGGTCTAATAAACGACCAAACAGGATTCTACTCATTCTTAACCCAACCACTAAAGAGCATTTTATCTATAAGAGATTCTTCGAGGAGAGAGGAATACAAGAAGGAAGCAACATAACGAAAGGAGACACTACTTACATTCACTCTACTTACTTAGACAACCTCGAACACCTAAATGATTCATTCGTGCAGCAGGTGGAAGCTATGAGGCTTAGAAGACCTGAGAAATATAAGCATCAAATCTTAGGTGGGTGGTTAGACAAAGCTGAGGGGGTTATCTTTAATAATTGGGAGATAGGCGAGTTCAGAAGAATAGGCAATAGGGTGGGGGGTCAGGATTACGGATTCAGCAATGC